CTAACGGTGAGCGGTTTGATGCTTATCGTTGGACTGCAGCTCATCCTTATCTACCTATGGGTAGCAAAATTAGGATAACAAATCAAGACAACGGAAAACAAGTTATTGTAAGAGTAAATGATCGTGGTCCATATAGTCATGCTGACTTGGATTTGTCTTATGCTGCCTTTGCTCATATTGCTTCTACGAGTAAGGGCAACGCTACTGTGTGTTGGAGAGTAGTCGGTTGATTTCCACTGAACTATTTCCTTACGAAAATCATCCTTACCGACTTGAGTTTGGTGAAGGAAAGAATGCCACAATTTGTTGGTTTGAATGTGAAGAGCACTTGCAAAAACACATTACCCGATATAAACTTAAACCAAAAGAAATTAAAGTTCAGTACAGAGATGAAAAACCCCCTAAACCAAGTAAAGCAAACAAGACAAAGGTACGACAAGCAACTGAACCAACCAATAACCGAAGTTCTGGTGCAGTTCAAAAACGAAAACCCAGCGTGGGTTCCACTAGAAACACTCCTCGCAATAAAAAGTCAAAATGACTAATAAAGTTAATCTTATTCTTGCCTTGACGCAAGTGGAAAATATTGCTAAACTTATGGAAGGCAATATGTATGAGGGATTTATGTCTTCTCATCTTCTACCACTAAAATATGAGTTTGAACGCCAACTGAGTTTATTGAATGAAAAAACAACTGATTGATAATTGTTTCTATGTGGAGCAAAAACGCTGGGGGACTTGGCAATCTTATCACGAAGATGGTACTGGTATTATCACCTCACTGACTGAAGAAGAATGTGTCAGGAGTACAAGATATTACTTGAAATGGAAACAGGAAGGTGCTATAAATGATAGTGGAGTGACTTATTCTTCTACTGTGGATGGAAAACTTTAGGAAAGGCGAGAGGGTAATTTATCTTGGATGCTCACCAGAACAAAATAACTGGGGCAGCAATGATGACCCATCTAAACTTCTTATAGAAGGAGCAATCTATTACATCGAAAAGGTAGAAGTCCATACCTGGCATACTAAACTCTCCTTGAGAGGGGTTTATGGCAAATTTAATTCCGTTTGTTTTAAGAAACTATGACTATCCGTACATATGAAACCAAATCTGGCACAATTTTTGAGTGGGATGAAACACCTGAAGTTTTGGAAGCAATTAAACAACTACACGAGCAACAACCAGTTCCCAACACTGGACCCAACAACTCCGTGGTTTGAGTTTAATTCCTATCAAGAATGTTGCTGGTCTTTGAATAGGCCAGTTCGTCTTGGTGGGTTTATGAGATATAGAGCGTATCTAAAAGAAGTGGGGTTAATCTAATGTTTAGATGGATTAACGACTTCCTAAGACCTTATCAATTAAGTAATACTGAATACTCTATTCTTGATAAAATTGTTGAACTTGAAGCAAGAATTGAGGAACTTGAGGAAGAAAATATCAATCTCAACAATAGTTTGTATGAGATTGCTAACAGTTTAGAAGCAAGAATTGACATTCTATCTTGCGAACCTTATAAATTACCTTTTAACACCGAAAAACTACAATGACCTATCAAATTACTCTTCGTTCTCCTGATGGCACAGAAAATGTTGTTGACTGTGCTGAGGACCAGTATATTCTAGAAGCAGCAGAGGAAGCAGGTGTAGATCTTCCTTATTCTTGTAAGGCAGGTGCTTGTTCTTCTTGTGCTGGTAAAGTTGTGGAAGGTGAAGTGGATAATTCCGAACAATCCTTCCTTGATGATGACCAAATGAATGAAGGTTTCACTATGCTTTGTGTTGCATATCCTTTGAGTGATTGTGTGATTGAAACTGAGCAAGAGGAGAACCTTTGATGTATGATCTAGACGATTTTGAGAAAGCTCTTGCTCACTTTGGTTCAAGAGTTGATATCATTATTGCACTAGAAATGGGTGGAAAGATTGATGCGGACACTGCTTACAAAAATATCAAAATGGAACTCAAGCAACTCAAAAAAACAAGAAAATCCCATAAAAAAGGAGAGGAGTTGCAGTAACTGTGGTGAAGAGAAACCACTTGACAGTAACCACTTTCAGGTGGTAAAATACTTTCGTAGTGGTTTCTCCTACTACTGTCTTGAATGCTCTAAACCAAAACCCAGAGATTGATTATGGACTTTGATTATAAAAAGTATTCTCTTGAAAATTTAGAGAACTGGTTGCACGATGCAATTTCCTGTAGTGAAGCAACACCGCAGGAAATTTATGATGTAATTAAGGAAGTAGTTCAAGAAGAGTATTATGTTTACAAACATCACACTAGCAGGTGTTCTGAACTTCTTGAACTTCTAAATGGTCATCGTCCTGTAAATTTTGATGATGATGTATATTTGGGAGGTAATCAAGAGTCTGAAGAGCATTTTATGCCACCTTGGGGACATAGTGATTTAGAATATTCTCCTAACAAAGATAAAGTTGTGAAGTGGTCTCTTCCTGTTCAAGTTGATGGATTAAGTGGAGATTGTTATGTTGAGTTTCCTGATGATTTGTTAGAAGCAGCAAATCTAAAAGAAGGTGACCAAGTAGAATGGATTGATTGTGGTAATGGTAGTTTTGAATTGAGGAAAGTAAATGGCACTAAGTGATCAAACTCTTGAGCATCTTTTAGAAGCAGAATCCCATCTTCGTGCTGCTATTAAGTCTTCTGCAACAAATGAAAAACCACTGGTAGTTAAACAACTATCACAACTGCTTCTTGATATGGAACAGTGTAAGAAGATTGAGGAATTTATGGATATGATTGATAATAGGAAACCTGGAAGTAGTGGTTCTTTTGGTTCTTTCTTTAATGATTAAGAACTGTAAAGCAATCCCAAAGACATTCTTAAGAACTCATCACTTTGATAGATAAGATGTTAGGATAGCAACATAATATCTGAGAATTATGACTCTTGCAAAAACTGGAAATTCAACTCTTACTACAGAAGAATGGAATGAGTTGATAGCACTTAAGGATGCTATTAAATATAATCCATACACAGTCAGTCCTGCAAAGATGGAGAAATTCACAGAACTTATGGTAAGAAGTCTTGAGGGTAAAGGTGACCCTCTGCACTGATAATAATAAACATAATGAATCGTCCTCTATTGAAATGGGCTGGAAACAAATATAGAGTTCTGCCCCATCTTATTCCACATATTGGTTATCCAAAAAGATATTGTGAACCATTTAGTGGTAGTCTCTCTGTTGCACTAAACACATCTGCAGAGCAATACATTCTGAATGATATTAATAAAGATTTGGTAGAAATCTATCAGAACTTGGTAGATCCAAATGATGATAGTTTCATCAAATATTGTGAAGAACTTTTTGTTCCCGAAAACAATACAAAAGAAGCATATCTAGAGTTTAGGGAATACTTTAATAAATGCACAAATAGTGTAGAGAGAGCAAGACTGTTCATCTACTTAAATCGTCATTGCTTTAATGGGTTATCACGATATAATAGTAAAGGAATGTTTAATGTTCCCTTTGGTAAGTATGATAAACCATCGTGCCCATCAGAGGAAATGTGGAACTTCCGTATGTTCTTCCTATCAAAGCAACTTGTAAGATTTACATCACTTTCCTTTGAAGATTCATCTCTTTATGATGAACTTGAAGCAGGTGATACTGTTTATATGGACCCACCATATGTTCCTGCCTCTGATACTGCAAACTTCACAAGTTATGCGACGGAAGGATTTACCCATCAGCAGCAGGTTCAATTAGTAGAACTGGCTGAATCTCTTGCATCCAGAGGTATTAAAGTAATCGTATCAAATCATAATGTTCCTATCACACAGGAACTTTATAAGAATGCTAAGATTTATCCAATTCAAGTGACTAGAACTATTGCTGCCAAGGGTGGAAGTAGAAAGAAAGCAAATGAACTTATTGCTGTTTACTAACTTGGATCCTCTAAAGTGTTCCAGTAATGTAAGCAACACTTCAAATGGCAACTCGCTCACGAATCGGTCTTGAACTTGCAGACGGTTCTATTCTCAGTGTATATTGCCACTGGGATGGTTATCCTGATTTTAATGGTGCCAAACTGAAAGAGAACTTCAACTCTTACAGTGCTGCTGCCGAACTGATTGATGGTGGCGATATTAGTGCTCTTTGGACTAATGCTGGTTGGAACAATGAAACTCTTCCTAGCACAGGTCCTCTATATTACTCTCAGCGAGGTGAAAATCGTCCCCCTCGCCTTGATGCTGACCTGTGTGAGTATCTTCTTCCTGATAACAGCGAAGAGTATGCTTATGTCTTCCGTGGTGGTGAATGGGTGTGTTATAATATGAATCGGTTTAACGATACCAAACTACCTGAAATCGTTGAGATTCCTTCTGTTGCTCTTGCTGTTTGACCTATGAAAACTTCTACTGCTTTTGGTGTTGCCTTTTTTGTTATTGTCCTTGCCACTGCTGCTTTATTCTTTGAAGCATGGTTGCTTGGTTTGATTCTGTCTTGGTTTGGTGTAACCTTGTCCTTCTGGCAGAACTTTGCTATCATCTTCCTTGCTAATGCTATTTTCAAAAACACTGGAGGTTCTTCTAAATGACACGTTACAATGATCCTAATACCCCTGTTGCCATTGTTATTGGTGGTGGGTTTGTAGTTGTCGTTGCTCTGCTATTCTTTGGTGGACCACTCTACAATGTATGGCAACAATCTCTGGCAGGTAAAGCAGAACTGCAGAAGGCAGAATATACTCGCCAGGTAGCAGTTCTGGAAGCACAAGCAAAGAAAGATTCGGCACAACAGCTTGCTGATGCTGAGATCATCCGTGCTACTGGTGTTGCTAAAGCAAACCAAATCATCGGTGATAGTCTAAAGGACAACCGTGAGTATCTTCAGTATCTGTATATCACTGGTCTGGAAGAAGGTTCCAACAAAGGTAATGTGACCATCTATGTTCCTACCGAAGGTGGAATGCCTGTCCCTACTCTGCAAATGAACAAATGAACCGCAAGTATGTTGCCACAGCGTTGATTGGTTGTGCTGTTATTCTTGGATGGAATGCGTTTCTTATTCAAAGGGATGCTAAACTGTTCGAGGCATACAATCAACCCATTCAACAGCAAAAATGACACTTTCGGTTGGTATTGTACTTTACTTGTCAATCACTGCACTTGTGGTAGGATTGCTTACATACTATTTCAAAGTGATTAGACACAATGATGAAAGACGATTTGACACCTGAAGAGAAGAAGATTATCTTTCATGCTGTCAGGTATTGGCAAATGCACAAAGCAGCATTGAATGGCAAAGAATATCAAACCTGTGAGGATATTCTAAATCGCTGGTTTGATGAAGTTTACACACAACGAAAGGAGCAACAACGATGATTGAATACAACGAAGACCGCAAAGACCTGCAAATTGATCGTAATGCTGATGACTTTTGTATGTGGGTAGAAGAGCAAGCAGCAAAATTGGAAATTACTTGCGACTATTATCTTGCGGAGTTTATGTGATATTTCTTACTGGATTTGCACTTGGAGTTCTTGCAACTATGGGAGCTGCACTTATTCTTGCTGATGACCAAAACACACTTGACGAAGACGACAACAACAACTAAACTAGAGAGGTAATTTACAACAGACGATGAAGTATTTGTATTTGGTTGATTTCTGGGTTCCTTTTCCTTCTTCTGAGTATGGTGGAACTATCAGTGTCATTGCAGAAAATGATCAAGAATGTCACGACATTCTCCGTGATAGTAGTATTTCTTATGACAGCGATTACGATAATTTGATTATGTCAAACGTAGTCAAGTCTCTTCGATTTGCCTTGGTGGATGAAGAGGTTTCGCGAATTGTTGATAGTTTTACGACCTGATTATGACACACAACGTTGCACACTCAAACAAAATGCTTTTTGATTTGAAAGAACAGTATCAAGCACAAATCCAACGTCTTCAGTCTAAAATTGAAGAGCAAGAGCAAGAGATTGCTAAACTCAAAACTATGATTACTCTGTTGTCTACTGAGCGTGATTATGACTGCTGATTTGCATATTGATTATGATGTTCATCTTCGCTCTGGGCGAGTGTGGCGTGTTGAATTACAATTGCCGTTGCAAGATGCTCCAGATGATGCACCAAATTTTATTGATGTGTCAGTTGATGTAGTGGCACCCACCCGCGAGCTGGCACAGTACATTGCTGCTACAATTTATCCAGAATACCTTTCACTTTGTATTGATGATGAACCTATCAGTGGACCTGATTCCGCAGTTCAAGCATAAAGCACCAAAAGGATATTCTTATGAAGTTGAAGAGTTCAAGCGTAATGTGTTTTCTATTTGGTTGCGTTGCCACCGCAAGTTTGATTACAATAATGGAAAACCTACCCGCACCATCTGGGGATTCTACAACTACAAAAAGTGCCAATTCTTTAGTCCTGTAAATAGTACCACAGTTGGCAAAGAGGTGAAGTTCAGTGATACCCGTTCCTGGACTTCTATGCCCATTAACTATCAAGGACTGGAGGCATTTTTTGTATGATTTTTACTGAAGGAACTGAAGTCATTTACAAAACTATTTCTGGAATAGTTGCATTTGCCAATGAACAATCTATTTCAATTCTGGTTAGTAAAGGTCCTCATCGTTCACAAGATGTTCGCGTAGTTGTCTATCAATCAGATTTTAAGAATGTTGTATTGGCAGATGGAAAATGAAGAAGAGTAATAACTGGTGGCGATGGTGGGCAAAGTCTATCGGAGAGAAAGCATCTAAATGTGATAAAGAAAGCGACACGGTTGCGATTATTCGTACCGTGATTTTTGCTACTTATTTGATTACAAACTGTTTTATCGTTTATGGTGTACTGAGAACTCATCACTTTCCAACCCAACCTAGAGTTGCTAGATGTTCGATAAAATAAATATCTAAAAAGCGTAAGTAAGATGCTGACATTTAAAGAGTTTTATGGTATTTGTGAAGGGAAGAAACCAAATGCTCACCCCTATGCAGTTCCTGGCACTTATCAAGAAAAAGATGGTGTAAAGACATATACTCTCAAGAGAGATGATGAACCAAAGAAAGCACCAATCAAGTCTGCAAAGAAAATAACCAAAATGCTTGATAAGCAAGGTGGAATTGGTGGTAAAGCAATCAAAAAAGCAAAGAAGATTGAAGAGCAACATCCAACAATGGAACCTAATGAGTATAACAAACAAGTTGCAAGACAATCTGCTCGTTGGAAAGGTATGCAAATCCGTCAGGCACATGGAGAAATGGAGCATGAAGCAGGAGCACAACTAGTAGCAAAGAAAGCAAGACTGAAAGCAATTATGAGTCGTTGATATTTACTTGGATCCTCTAAAGTGTTCTAGTAATGTAAGCACTCAAACTCAAATGGACGACTTTGACGACCTTTCAGTAGAAGAGTTTTCTTCCTTTGACTTTGTTGAGGAGATGAATGAAGGTCTCTTTGAAGAGGAAGATAACTCCAAATCCTTCAATTCTTTTCTGAACTCCAACTACGATTATTGATTATGACTCAAACTGTAAATGTCCTGCCTCATCTCAACGAACTGAAAGATGCTTGGCGTAAGCAAGATTTCAAGTTCACTGCATCACAACAGGAGCAATATGATATTCTGATTGCTGCTCGTCGTGAGCGTGTTCGTTATTTCTATGATAACAATCTAGTGTTCAAAGGTTCTAAAGCAGCAGCAGATAAGGCACTGGGTCTTCTTGTAGATGATGCTGACTGATAAATAACTCAAGGTAGTTTTTAGATACAGATGAAAACCTTTCAGGAGTTTATTGTCGAAGCATACGATAAGGAGGTTATGGGTTCTTCTCAAATTAGAAGAACTGGTGAAGGCGGACGTATCGGTGCTGAACGTAAAAAGTCTACTCCTGAAAGGCGTCGTGTAAAGGCAGTTGGTGGTGGTAAAACTGAACCAGTTTCCTATAAAGATAGAAAGGACATTGGTACTCAAAGACAAGCATCCACAAGAGTTCAACAACCAACTCAAGAACGTGGAAGTTCTGATGTAAAAGCAAAGGCAGCTGCGGCAGCAAAAGAAGAAAGAAAGAAGGCAGCATTAGCAAGAATTGCTGCAAAGAGAGGTGGTGGAGAAGCACCAGCAGCATCTAAACCTAAAGCAAAGGAAGCATCTGCAACTGCAAGCAAACTTCTATCCAAAAAGAAAGAAGAAAAACCTGTAAGTCCTGATTATAAGCCAGCAAAAGCATCTGGTTTAAGCAGACAAGAAAGATTGAAAGTAACCAGACAAGGTGAAGCAAAACTGAGAGATTTGGTTCTTAAATCAACAGGCAAGACATCTGAAAAGCAATTAAAGCATCGCTACACTTCTCGCTGATACCTACTTGGATCCTCTAAAGTGTCTCAGTAGTATAAGCACTGAGCACTAAATGACCTTCACTGTTACTGACAAACCCCAAATCATTAACGGCATTGAGCACACTGTCACTGCTGTTAATGGTTTGGACCGTGTGGAGATTAACACAAAACTTCACTACATTGGCGACCAAATTATGAAACTGCGGATGCAACAAGATGCACTCGTTCAGATGCGTAACTTGATTGACCGACAATGTGAAATTGGTGAAATGGATTCCTTGTTTGATGAGTTGTTTGGTGGTTGATATACTGTCACCAGAGCACCCTAGATGCCTCTAGAAGTGCTCTATTTTAGTCTTTAGATACCAAACCACTTGAACTGATGAAATACATTAAAATCCCTGAAACTGCACTTGAAAGGCTAATTGAAGGTCTTGAAAGTGCAGTGAATGTGTGCTATACTGCTCCTAACAATCCTGGTATTGAAGGGTATCCTTATGCGACTGGATATTCTCGCTCTGCGATGCAACAAGTCATCAAAGACCTTCAATCGCTGAAGACTCAAGCAAAGTGACTGTAACTTGGATCCTCTAAAGTGTCCTTATAATATGATGACGAACCAAATGCAAATCCAACTCCGTCCACATCAGGAACGTGGCGTTGCTGCTATGCAACAGCATAACAAAGGACAACTTGTAGTTCCGACTGGAGGAGGAAAGACTCTGAAGATGATCTATGATGCTCTGCGTGAGTTGCAGTCTGAAACTCCCCAGACTATTGTAGTGGTTGCTCCTCGCATTCTGCTGGCAGAGCAACTCTCTGCAGAGTTCCTTGAGTTTATCACCAATGCTGCTGTGCTTCACATTCACAGCGGTGAAACTCATCACGAATCCTCTACTCATCCTCGCGTAATCCGCAAGTGGGTTGATGCCAATGCTGACAATCACAAACTGATTGTAACCACCTATCACTCTCTGTCTCGCCTTCAAGCAGCAGAGATTGATGTGGATACGATCTACTTTGACGAGGCACATAACAGCGTTCAGCGTCACTTCTTTCCTGCAACTGAGCACTTTGCTGCTAATGCACAACGCTGCTACTTCTTTACTGCAACTCCCAAGCATTCCCTTGCTATGGGTAAACCAGGCATGAATGATGCGTCTGTTTATGGTCAGGTAATCTGCAAAGTTCCTGCTCCTGAGCTAGTTGAAGGTGGATACATCGTACCCCCTAAAGTCATTGTCAAGCAACTGGAGATGGTAAAGGGCAAGCAGACCAACTTTGACCGCGATGCAGAGAATCTACTGGAAACGATTGATGACAATGCTGTAGGCAAGATTCTTGTTTGTGCTAAGGCAACCAAGCAAATCGTGTCTCTGGTGTCTGAAACTGATTTCTGCCACGAACTACAGCAGCGTGGTTACTCTTGGATGTATATCACTGCCAAGACTGGTGCTGTCATTGATGGCAAGAAAGTCAATCGTGAGGTATTCTTTGACACGCTCTCTGCCTGGGGTAAGGATAACGACAAGAAGTTTGTTGTTCTACACCATAGCATCCTAAGTGAGGGCATCAATGTGTCTGGACTTGAGGCAGTGTTGTTTATGCGGAATATGGACTTTATTGGCATTTCCCAGACTATCGGACGCTGCATCAGGTTGCATCACGATGATGCTCGCAATCTTGCTGCTGGCAATATCCAACCTGGAGCACTGGATTCCTATACCAAATCGTTTGGTCTTGTGTGTATCCCTGTGTATTCCAAGGTTGGTATTGCTACTGCCCGCAGTGTTCAGGCAGTTGTTGATACAATTTTTGAAAAGGGAGAACCTGCCGTGTCGGTGGTGAGGCGGTGAGTCTCACCCTAGTCTCAATGAGAACCCTGTCCACCACTGAAGCAAAAACCCGATTTTTCTGCAATTCTACTGCAGAGGTGTCATAGGTCATCCATCCCAACAAAATCAACGATTTTTTAGAAAGTGTAGAATAGGGCTTGACATCTCTACCCAAAGTTGTTAGACTGAAAAAGTCAACCACAAAATACAAAAACGGTTGATTGTTAAAACTTAAATTAGCAAAAACAAAAGAGGCTAAAATGACATTTAAGGAATTGCTTTGCGTCTATAAATGCTACGAAACAAAAGTAGATGATAAGACCAAAGAATATTTGCAAAGTTTTGGATCAGTAGATAATTCTCCAGAAGGTCTTCCTTTGATGGAAGATGTTATTTCAAAGTATAATTCGGGAGAAATTGCTGAGGGGTCTACTGTAATATGTTTGGGCAGAGTTGGTGATCTTTGGAGTGATCCCACTTATAATCGTATTGATGAACTTCGATATGGAAATCAAAAACTTCATATTGAGAAGCGTGGTGGATTCTCTTATGATGCTGCAGATACTCTTTCTGCATATTGTCGTCCATCTCTCAAGGCAGTTCTTACCAAAGGAAATAATCGGGCATCGAAGAGATATGCGTGTGGTAGAGATTCAAATTCCCGTCTAGTTATTTCCCTTAAACTTCATCGTAAGAATATTTCTTATGAGGAGATGATTCGTATTGAATCTCTTGACCACAATACAGATTGTAATTATCGCACTAACCAGACTGGTGATGATAAGTTTAAATCTGCATATTATGCTGGAGAAGAGTGGGCAACTAATCTCTACGAATACCTTTCTAAGTTTAACATTGGTATCGCGGGAACTCTTGATGGAGCAAAATTTAGTTGTCCTTCTCATTCTTATTTGAGTACTGCTATTCGTCTGGCAGGTAGAGAATATACAACAAAATATCTGACTGCATTTACTACTCACGAATGTGCAAAAGAAGTTGAAGGTAATGCTACCGTTGCCGGTTCTCTTTTCTTGAAAACATTTCATTCTTATATTGAAGATGTTGATAAGAAGAATAATGTTGATTCATTCTCTGGAATGATGAAATGGTATTTCACTGAATATGGTCCGTCTTTAAGTGCATTTGACCCAGATGCCAGAAATCTTAAACAATCGGATGTTGTTCAGGGTAATGGTGTATATAAAGGAAATGAACCTGCTGTTGCTCGTTTTGTATTTCTTTATAATGATTACTGCCGCATTAAACGACTGAAGTTTAAAGGAACTCAAAATACATCTATTCCTTTTGAGGGGTCTGATAGCACTGCTTGGAATAAGTTTCTTGCAGAATCTAATCCATTGATGAAACCTGCACTTGGACAACTTGCAGTAACCAAGTTCTTTTAGAGAGTATAAAGTATGAAACAAGGATTCACGATGTTCAAAGACACATATGCTGCAATTCCTTACGGGAATCAGTATCTCATCATCTATAATGGTCAGCAACTTGATAAACTTTGTAGGACTGAGAGTTCTGCACGAAAGTATATCACAGACCACAAGAAAGGTGTATCAATGGGCAAACTTCCCGTGTGATGCTAACTTGGATCCTCTAAAGTGTCCCTCTAATATAACCACTGATTTTCTTAAAACTCCAATGATTTTTGTCACCTATCCCGACCACGGTTGCGTTTATACTCTGTCACAAGAAGATGGAGATGAGTTGTATTATGCTCCCATCAATTCAAATGGTAATGTGAATCTTGAAGAGTTTGCACCTGTAGATTTAGACGGTGCAGATATGGATGAAATGGAACTCTTTGATATTCGCAATCGTCTTCGTAAACTGGTTGAGGTTTGAGTTTCTAACTTGGATCCTCTAAAGTGTCCCTGTAGTATGAGCACCAAATCCATGCAAAATAAGCACCTTGAGCACCCTGAAGACTGCATCCTTACGGGTGATCTTACTGTTCTGGACTGGTTTGTAGAGTCTGATAGTACGGTAAGCGTCAAGATTGATGGTGCTCCTGCTATAGTCTTCGGCACAGATCCTGAGACTGGTAAGTTTTTTGTGGGCACCAAGTCTGTGTTCAACAAGAAAAAGATCAAGGTTAATTATAGTATTGAAGACATATTGCGTAATCATGGTGACACTGTTCGCGTTGCAGAGATTCTTATTGCCTGCTTCGACAATCTGCCCCGAATTGATGGTATCATACAAGGTGACTTCATCGGATACGGTGGGAACGATACTTATTGCCCCAACACTATCACTTACAAGTTTCCTAGTGTAGTAGAAGAGGCAATTGTCTTTGCCCCTCACACTACCTATTCTGGTCTTAATCTGCGGGAGTGTGTTGCATCGTTTGGTGCAGATGTCCCTGAATGTGAGAATGTGAAGTGGGTGCAACCTGAAGCATCGTTGAGCCCTTATCGTGAGGATTTGGAGGATGTGTGTAAGTTTGCTAAGCAAATGAGCACTCTATGTGAGTTTGTAAGCGATAAGAAGGCAACACAAATCAAAAAAGAGATTAACTCCTGCATCAGGGAGCAACGGGTCATCTGTGAGGATGAAATTGCAGAAAAATGTGATTGTGATAAGAACCTGATTCGTTTGTGGAAGTTGGTTGCATCTATCAAAGCAGATTTGTTCCTGTTCATTCACGAAGAGGATGAGATTGAATGTTATCTGTGGGATGTGCAATCCTTTCACGAGGGTTATGTCATCACCAACAAGTTTGGCACCTATAAAGTAGTTGACCGCGAGACATTCTCTCACGCAAACTTTACTGCTGTCAAGAGTTGGTAATGCTTACTTGGATCCTCTAAAGTGTACCAGTAGTATGAGAAAAACACATCGCTTCCAAACTTTCAAAGAGGCACTCAACTTTCTGATGAGTGAGTTGAAGATGAGCAATCAACAGGCAACTCATTTCATTTGGGACAATCAGTTTACTATGGGAACTGATCGTGCAATTTGGATTACTGAACCTGCAAACTGATTATGACTCTCCCATCCTACAATGCAATCCAGTTTCACACTAAAGAGGAGCATCTTGCAGCACTTTATGATGCTTGTCTGCTGATTGTGAATACTTACAAACAGACGGACATTCTTGATTTTTACTTTGTTGATGGTGTAACTCCTTATGGTTTTGTGAAGTTTGCCCGTTCTATTACAAACAACATCGCGGAAAGTAACTGAAATGACTGACTTCTACGATTATGTTTTGAGTTTTTATGGTGCTGATGGATTGTATCCTATGGGAGCAACTCTGAAACTCATCAAACAAGCAACTTCCACTCACATTAAGATACTTAAACTGAAAGGTGATGAGTTTGCTGGTGACAGTATTGACCGCGAATGTGTAAGGGATTTGTTAATCTCCAAGTACAATCTTAAGTTTTCCCGATGACTTACTCTAACCTCTCCAAGATTAAACCTAAACTGCGTACATCTGGTAATGTAACAGGAAACTTTGGTCGTCCAAAGTCTAAAGCAGGTTCTTCACTTAATGAGATTGGAATGAGCAACAAAGAGACTATCAAATGTGCCACACCTGATGAGTATCTGGCACGGCTTCATTATGCCTTTGACAATACTGAAGACAAGAAATTGAAACAGTTTCTTTACACTGAGATTCGCAAGATTCATGTTCAGCGTGGCACTTGGTGAGGGTTAGTAACTTGGATCCTCTAAAGTGTCCTAGTAGTATGAACAACACCATCGTTTCCGAAGTCTACTCCTACCACACCAATTGGAAGGAAGGTAAAGTCAATCAAATGTGGATTGAGCAAATTGGTAATGCTGATTGCGGCAACAAATATGTTGCTGTTGCACACAATCCTCGCAACGGTTCTACAATGGAGATGAGCAATCCTCGCACATCTTACCATGAAACTCTCAACTGGGTTCGCGGTTTCTGTGGCACTTTCTGTATCCTCCCTGCCTGATTATGACTAATCCAACTTGGGAAGAACTCAAACAAGAGGCACTCACTGAAGCATTAGAGTTCTACATCTATCGACTCAAAGAGGACAACTGCAATCAAGCAGCAATAGATTTATTCACTCAAGTTCTCAAAGAAGTTAATCCTAACGATGACTAACACTATCAGTCGCCAACACTGGGACACTCTTTATACTAAACTCTACGAGGCATATGAAGAATGTTCCAAGAACTATGATGACACTTATCGCCAAATGATTGGTCAGGTTCTTGACCATATGATTTACAATCAACCCTACCTGAACATCAAATAGTAGAGCACACTGATTACACTCTAAACTGAAAGGGTCGCAAGGGTGCCAACCCCTCCGAGTCTCATCTGAGACTCGCTGAGAACCCTCTCCACCACTGAAGCAAAAACCTGATTTTTCTTCAATTCTACTGCAGACGTGCCATAGGTCATCTGCTGCAGTGAAATCATCAACTTTTTCCAAAATACAAACAAACTCATGAAATACGAAGTTAAGCTCTACATTGGCGGCAAAGTCTTCAGTGAAGAAGTATATGCCAACGACCAAAGGGCAGCACGAGAGACTGCACAAGCACGAAATCCTACAGCAAAAGTAATTGGTGTAAACGCAAAGTTTCTGTGATAGAAACTTGGATCCTCTAAAGTGTCGCAGTAGTATAAGCAACCAACCAAATGAGCAAACTTACCACGGTTCAGGTTTATGGTACACTGAAAGTAACTGATTTCAGTGTATTTTCCAAACCCGCAAAGAACAAAGGTGCTCGCGGTCAATTGTTAGAAACTGTCCTTGGAGTTCCTAACTCTTCTGACCTCAAAGATCTGGAGGATGGGGAGATTAAGACTTTCACTGTTGGTGAGAGCATTGCTGCCACACAATTGAAGCACTGTTTGTCTGAAATCATCGAAGATTCTGTGTCTTTTGATGATAGCAAGGTCGGACAGAAACTACAACAAACTCTGTATGTTGGTTTCACTCGCTCCAACGATTATGTGGGTTGTGCAATTCTGAATGAGGAAACTCATCCTGAACACTATCAGGAACTGCGTGAAGATTTTGACTATATTTGCCAGAAGATTCGCCGTGCATTTGATACTGAAACTGAACTGAATACTATCACTGGACCTAACGGACTGCTGCAGATTCGCACCAAAGCATCTAAAACCAATGGTCGCTATGTTCCTCTGAGGTTTGCAGGTGTGACCCTTAAGGATAAAGGAATGGCATTCTATCTGTGTGGTCAATTTGGACGCAATCTGTTCTGAACACTAACTTGGATCCTCTAAAGTGTCCTAGTAGTATGAAGACTAACTCAAACCCCTACGTTCAAACCCTCATCGAGATGGGTTATGATGAATCTGACTGCCGTATGGTTGCTGATGCTGGACGACAGAATGTAACCTATCCGCGTACTATCTACGGTCGTACTTTCCAGACTGAAACTGAATATAAAGACGCTCTTGCTGACTTTATCAACGGTCTCTGATAGTAACTTGGATCCTCTAAAGTGTCCTAGTAGTATGAACGCTTCCCAAATGCAAAACACTTACACTTCACCCGATACAAACAAGGTTTATACCATCATCGAATCGCAATCTGAGCGTGGTGCATGGGATGAGAATGGCAATTATGCTCCGAAAGTTATCACCCAGTACAACATCTATGATAACACTCAGATGGTACAATTTGCATTTGATGTAGATGGAATTGCCAAATCTGTGAGGCATTATGAAGGTTTCACTGATGGTTGGACTTCCTCACGATTTGACTGATAGTAACTTGGATCCTCTAAAGTGTCCTAGTAGTATGAGCACAACTTACACTGTCCGATTCACTTCTGATGCCCTCGATTCTCCCGAGTATATTGGACCTTTCTTCTCTGAAGATGATGCCGAAGACTATTGCGATGCTCGCAACAGTTCTCTATCTCTAAGCGGCATTCCTTCCTGGGTTGCATGTTACTCTGTTGTTGATTGATTGAAATGAGAATTGCACTTGTATTTGCTACACTTTTCTTTGGTATTTCATTCGGTGCAAAAGCTATTGCAACCGTGAATGAGTATCAAGAAGCACAAGCAGAAAAGTTCTGTCAAATTGACCCCAACTATTGCAAATGAAATCAATGAATATCTCTCCTGAAAAACAACAACAACTCGAAGAATCTGCAAGTTTGGTTGGTGAAGCATTTGGGCGATTAGTTGGTAGTCTGATTGCCACTGCAATCATTGCAGGTGTGTTCTATGCAATTCTACACTTTATGGTAGGTTTGTCTATCACCTATGTGCAAGTCCTTGGTGTGATTCTGATACTCGATTTCCTCAAAAACTTTCTGAAGAAATGATTTCCCTTCCTAATCCTACAAACAAAATGACACTGACTAACGAACAACTTTCGACTCTAATTGATAACTATGCCAATCATGTAATTGATGGTATGGATATGGATACTTTAGTCCAGTTTGCATATGATAGTCTCGTTGCTGAGTTTAACAAATACAGTGAGAAAGAACTTATCTCTGAGATTGGAGAATTGTATGATAATGACACACTGGAGATGTTGTTAGAAAGTGTCAAGGACTGAGAGTGTTACTAACTTGGATCCTGCAAAGTGTCTCAGTAGTATGAGCACCAACCAAATGATTCAAGATAACATCGATCGCATTCAAGATAGCATCAACCTGGCATCCAAACTTGCCCGCGACAATTATGATGCTCGCAATGGTATCATTGACCGTCTGAATGCTACTGTAGTTGTTGATGTTTGCTCCAAGGCATCATATATTGCAGGTGAGTGTTCTTATTACTTTCCTCTGCACAATCAGAATGGAGATAAGATTAACGAGGTAAAACTCTATTGTCGTTGCTCTCCGACTGTAAAAGGTGGAGTTCGCTTCTCTTATACTCTGAACGGTAAGACTATTGCTCGTACCAAGATTGTAAATCGGATGATTGAATTGGGAGTCTGAATGTCACGCAAGACTCTAACATTCAAATCACCAGATAGAGTGAAAGTTGTTACATTAATTTTCATTGTTGCACTTGTCTTTTCACCATCAGTAAGACAAACAACCGCATCCATTCTTCATACCACAGCCGACATTCTTTCCCCACAACAATGAAGCAAACTCTTATTGATTCGATGTCGTCTACACTTATGGAGCGTCTTGAGTTCTTTGTAAGTCAAGATGATTATGCCACATCAGATGCACTTTATTCTGAATTTATTGTGAATGGAGTAGATCCAGAAGATGGAGAGTATGAGTGGTTCTTTATGCAATCTCTTTGCTGTTAGAAACTTGGATCCTCTAAAGTGTCCTAGTAGTATGAGCACCAACGAAACCAAGAAAATGAATCTGTATATCATCAACGAAGTCCTGTCTGATTATACCTCTGGAATGGTAGTTATTGCTGCTGAATCTAAAGAATCTGCCCGTGAGTTCTTTATCGCACAGTTCAGCGAGTATCATGCTGAAGAGTTTGATAAGTATGCAAAGTTCACTGTGATTGAAGGAGTGAATCATTCTGCTGGTATTGTAGACTATGTGTACGGTGGAGGTTAATCAAACTTATTCCTTCAGTAATTCAAACTTGGATCCTGCAAAGTGTCCTAGTAGTATAAGACCCACCCACCCCAAACTCAAACTCAAACAAATGCGTAAAATCGAATCCCAAATGAATCAAGCAATCAATCAAGAGATTGATTGGAAGAAGGATAACACTCAAGTCATTAACATTGAAGGCACAAGTTTCGTCTATCTGTTTGACAATCTGATTGCAATGATTGGTGATACATGGTTGGAATTGTTTGATGGTGGTTATAAGTCAGTAACCACTAAATCACGTCTCAATGCTATTCTCCAAGCACACGGAAATGGAGAGTATGTGTATCAAAAGAACTTCAACTGGTTTGTATCAACCAAGGATGGAGAAGTTCCCTTTAACAACAGCATCAAACTGAACTAAGTTATGAACAATCAAGTCTTCGGAGTCTTTGCCCGTGGTAATGATTATTACTCGCAACTTGAACTTCACAAACTATTCTTTAACGAACAAGATGCAGAAGTTTATGCACAAGAACTTCGCGAAATAAAGGATGAATATGAACCTGATGAAATGCAATATGAAGAAGTTGAAGTCTGCAAACTGAAGGTAAATTAACTGATGAAAAAGTATATTTACCAACACTGCAATACGAATCAAATCAAGACAATTATTGCAAGGTCAGAGTATAAAGCACACACTCAAAACTTTGGCAATCTTGCTGGTTACAAGTTCGTTCAATCACTCTCTCTTAACTGATGACTAACGAACAAAAGATTGATTCACTTGTTGAACTTCTCAATGATGTAATGCACACTCTGAATATGAAACAGTATTGTATTGATGATGCAACTGAATCTCATCAATGTGAGGTAGAAGCAGACAACTATCACCAACAAATGCTGAACATTCTTTATTCTCAAGAATGCAACTAAATGATAAACAAGGTGCTTGCGCTTAAGCACTTTGTGCGAGGAAAGGAGTTAGCCTCTAGTAAGTAAAGAAAGTGACTTCCGTAGAGTATAGATAATTCAACTAATTGCTAGATGGGTGTATAGAGAGAGGGACTGGTTATCCCTCTCTTTTTTTATGCTTATGGATGAGGTAAAGTATTCATTACCTTACGCAATCCATATTGATTGATATAATTTTCTAATGCACCTTCAATTATACTATTTGTGAACTCATAAGAGTTAGGAACTGGTAATCCTTTACGATGAGAAGCAGCGTGAACTTCTTTAATCTTATTTGTTACATAATTATCCAGAACAAATCCCTTAGTTTGTGATAAATGTTCCATATTTTGTTTTCTACTTATCCACTCAAGATTCTCAATTCTGTTATCACATTGGTTGCGATTGATATGATTAACTTCCAGTGTGAAATCGTCACAGGGTAAGTATGCCATAGCAACTAACCTATGAACATACAAATTACGCTTATTTCCCTTGTCATCAGATAGTCTAACGAACAAATAGTTGCCCCTTTTCTTTGCCCATCCTGGACGTAGTTTCTTTACCTTGTTATACTTGAAAGACCAAACATTGCCATTCACATCTATAGCATAATCGCCAAATTTCTCTAAACCTTTGATTTCATTTAGGTTCTTAAGTCTAACTGTTGGGACTTCCATTTCATAGTATTTTCTACTAAATCTATGTAGTAGAAAATACTTTTTAGAGAGTGGATAATGTATGATTAAATTATAGTGAGTAACTGATAAAAAGTATAATAATTGTGTTATATTGTTATAATCTCTCTGTGTGCTTATAAACCTTCGAGAGTCTTGTTATCTTAGGCAGTATAACATAAGGACCGCACTTTTGTCAATCCCAGGGTCACAAAATCCTCA